CCTTTGCCGGCCAAACCTTTCAACCGGAATTATGGCAACTCTTTATTAAAGGCAGCCTGTTCGGATGGCTTCGACCTAACGGCAAGCGCCGATTTCGGTTTGCCTATGTCGAAGTCCCACGAAAAAACGGCAAAACTTTCATGGCCGCTGACATCGGTTTACAGGGTTTTGTGCTGGATGGCGAAGCCGGCGCCGAAGTTTACGCCGTGGCAACCAAACGTGACCAAGCCAAAATCGTTTGGGAAGATGCAAAACACATGGCGGCCAGGTCGCCGGCCCTGGATAAAGTCATCAAAGCATACACAACCGGCATGGTTTTCGATGACACTTGCAAATTTCAACCCTTGAGCCGTGACACAAAATCGATGGACGGACTCAACACGCACGCGGCCATTGGCGACGAGGTGCACGCATGGGAGGACCCAATGTTGTTTCGGCAAATCAAAGATAGTATGGGCGCGCGTGAACAACCTTATTTTTTACTCATCACCACGGCCGGCCACAACCAAGAAGGCATTTGCTACCAACTCAGAAAACACACCCTGGCCATCCTGAACGGTTTTGAAGATGGCAGTTACATCGACAACGAATTTTTTGGCATTATTTACACCCTCGACCCTGACGACGACTACACCGACGAAGCTACCTGGATAAAAGCCAATCCAAACTTGAGCGTTTCAAAAAATCTGGATTACCTGCGCGCCGAAGTGAAACTTGCACAGCAAATTCCATCGGAAGAATTCGGCGTGCTAAATAAACAATTCAACATTTGGACGGCTGGCGAGATCAAATGGCTAGACATGGAACGCTGGCGAGCCTGTGACGCCGAGGTCGACCTTGACGCACTGGCCGGCCAACCGTGCCACCTTGGAATCGATCTTTCATCCATTCAAGATTTGACGGCCGTGGTTTCCGTTTTCCCTCCTGGCGCCATTTATGACGAATGGGCAATTTACCCGCGCTTATATTTACCAGAAGAACGTTTACAGTTAAGAGAACGCGAAGACCGCGTGCCATACCTGACATGGAAAGAACAAGGCCACCTTTTAACCACGCCTGGCGACGTAATCGACTTAACGTTTATCAAACAAGACATTTTGAACCTGACCGAGCAATTTAATGTCATTGACGCCGGATTTGACCCCTGGAAAGCAATTGAAATGGCAACCAGCCTGGAATCGGAAGGCGTCGAAATGGTCCAAATGCGACAAGGCCACGCCACACTTGGAGCACCCACACTGGCCCTGGAAAAACTCGTACTTGAAAAAGCAATACGACACGGCGGCCACCCTGTTCTGACCTGGATGGCAAACAACACGTCAGTCATTGCCGACGTGAACGACAACATAAGACCCAACAAAAAAGGAACCAAAAGCAGAATTGACGGCATCGTCGCAACAATAATGGGCGTCGGCCGCGCCATGGTCTACTTGGAAGAACCGCCACCAGGTGCACACATCATCGAACTTTAGAAACCATCATGCACATTCTTAAACTCAACGGAGAAACACACGTCATTGACGGCAACGACGAATTGAACGCCAAAGAGCTTTGTTTTTTTGCCCAAGTCAGCCCTAGCTATTTAAACGCCATGAAACGCGCCGGTTTTGTCATGCACAAAAGACCTGGCCAACGGAGCCACGTTGCCACGTATAACGCTTACTTACTCTTTCACCGTAACCACCCTCATTTCAGAAGCTAAGGCCATTTAAAGCACTTCTAAACACTTCTGCCGCGTTCTGACAAGGAACGCGGCTTTTTTTGTTAGCTTCATTTTATACCGGCCGGCCTTTCTGGTTTGGATGGCATTTGAAGCAATCAAGTCCTTTTTCAATCGCGACCGTGGCGGTGAACCCGAAACGCGAAGCGCGACGGTCAACTTGGCCAATCCGGCCGACTGGTTGCTCGAATCCATTTTGGGCGACCTGTCATCCATGTCTGGCGTCAGTGTGACACCCCTGAAAGCCCTTGGCGTTTCAACGGTTTATTCGGTTGTCAATGTCACCGCCAACGCCCTGTCCACTTTGCCCCTGGTAATATACCAGAAAAAAGACGGCCAGAAGACACCGGCAACCAATCACCCGTTAAACGACCTGGTTTCCTGTTCGCCTAATGAGTTTATGACAGCGGCCGACTTTTTCACCGCCCAGGAAGCCAACCGCACCTTGCGCGGCAACTCTTTCGCACAAATTGTCAGAAACGGACGCGGCGAAGTCGTCGAACTGATACCGCTTGAAAATGAATACGTACAATACAACCTGACGACCACAGGGCCGGTTTATTACTACAAAACCCACTCACTGAGTTTTCAAGAGGTCCTTCACGTCAAAGGCCTGACATTCAACGGCCACTTGGGCGCCGCAACCACCAGCCACGTGCGCGACGTCATCGGCCTGGCCATCGCTTTACAGGACAACGCCGGCAAATTTTTCGCCAACGGTTCGAAGGTGGCCGACGTTTTAGGGACCGACGCTAGACTGTCACCCGACCAACGCGCCGACCTGGCCAAAGTTTTTCGAGACAGAAAAGAAAAAGGCGAAGATTACAGCGCATTAATTCTGGATAATGGCCTCAAATACGTGGCCCACCGCAGCGAAAACCGCGATTCGCAAATGATGGAAGCCAGGCGCCTACAACGCGAAGAAATTGCCGCCGCGTTTGGCATTCCAGCCAGTAAGGTCGGCATCCTAGATTCGGCCACCTTTTCAAACATCGAACAACTTGGCATTGATTTCGTTATCTCCTACTTGCAACCGATTTGCGTTAAATGGGAGCAGGCACTCAACCAAAGACTTTTGACTAAGCCAGAACGCCAAAACGGCCTCTATTTCAAGTTTGATTTGCGCGGCTTAATGCGCGGCGACGCCACGGCCCGCGCCGCCTACTTTTCCACCATGATCAACGCCGGCGTAATGGTCAGAAACGAGGCCCGTCTTGAAGAAGAATTAAACCCATTGCCAGGCCTCGATGAACCCCTGGCACCCTTGAATATGGCCACACCGAAATCCGAGGAAAACAGCAAAGAAGGTTTCTTTATTCAAGCCCTCGACTCTAACGAACAAGCCGGCCTGCGCCGCCAATTTATTTCCACCAAACCTAATTCGTTGAATGGACACACGAAAAACAAAACAAACGGCCGAGCGCCGCGACCTTAACACCACTTTTGAAATCCGCAAAGCCGACGGCCAGGAAGGCCCCGGCACCCTTGTTGGATACGCCGCCGTTTTTGATAAATGGTCAGAAAAACTTGGCTGGTTTCGCGAAATCATCCGGTCAGGCGCCTTTGCTGATTCTCTGGAAGCCGGCGCCGACGTGCGCGCCCTGGTCAACCACGACACCGGCCGCATCATTGGCCGGTCAAGCGCCAAAACCCTCCGTATCAAAGAAGATGATACAGGCTTAAAAGTTGAAATTGATTTGCCCGACACCAACGACGGCCGCGACCTGGCCACCAGCGTCGAACGCGGCGACATTTCCGGCATGTCGTTTGGCTTCGAAGTACTCGAAGACCGGTGGACACACAAAGAAGAAAGCGCCGACACCGACGAACGCGAATTGCTCAAAATTGATCTATTTGAAGTCAGTGCCGTTCCATTTCCCGCATACCCCGACACATCTTTGGCCAAACGGTCATTTGACCGCGCACAACCAGAACCGAAAACACTGCCCTTGGCCGTTTCCGAATCCATTGGCAACCACCTTAAATTAAAACACCGCATCTAATAACATGAATAAAGCACAACTTATCGAGCTTCGCGCATCTCTCCTGGCAGAGATGGACAAAATCAACTCAACCGCCGGCACTGAAAAGCGCGACTTTTCAGAAGCCGAGGACACACGACTTGGAGAAATCCGCAAACAGATTGAAAAGGTCGACGCCGACCTGGCCAACGTCAAATTCCTGGAAGAACAACGCAGCAAACAAGACGCGTTGAACAAGGAACTTGAAGAGAACGGCCTCAACCGCCGCCACTACAACACCGGCGACGGCGTGCAATCCACCTCCAAGGACGAAGAAAAGACCTTGCGCAATTTCTCTTTTGTCAAATTCCTGCGCGACGCGGCCAGCCCAGCCGGCTTGACTGGCGTTGAGGCAGAAATGCACCAGGAGGCACAAATTGAAGCCCGCCACAACAATCTGGACATCCGAAATTTCGGAATTCCGGCCGTTCTTCTACGCCAACCAGAACGTCGTGACATGACGGCCGGCACCGCCGGCGAAGGTGGCAACACGGTCCAAACCGAGTTGCGCGGCTTCATTGATACCTTGCGCTCAAAGTTGGTTTTTTCCCGCATGGGTGCAACCTTCATGGGTAACCTGGTCGGAGACGTAAAAATCCCACGCCAGGCCACCAAATCCACACCGACCGAAGCGGCAGAAAACGCAACAGCCGGCGAGGAAAACATGACGTTTGATCAAGTTTCGCTTACACCACATCGCTTGGCCGCCACGTCGGATATTTCAAAACAATTGCTCCACCAGTCCAGCCAGGACGTGGAACGCTTGGTCATCAACGACCTGGTTTCAGAAATGCGCCGCCGCATGGAAAACCAAGGCATTCAAGGCGATGGCACATCCAATGCCCCAACCGGCATTTTAAACGTGGTCGGAATCGGTGACGTAGCCGGCGGCACCAATGGCCTTGCGCCCACTCGCGCCAACCTGGTCAACATCAAGAAAGAAGTGGCCATCGACGACGCAGAAGTTGGAAAGGTCGGTTTCCTTACAAATGAAGACGTGAAAGCCAAGTTGCAGTTGACCGCCGTGGACGCTGGAAGCGGCCTTTTCGTTTGGCCCGACTCATCCAACACCCTTGTTGGAT